AAAAGAAGTAGGTGATATAAAAATCTCCCAAAAAGAAGTTACTTTAAACCACATTAACGTCCAACGTAAAGTTAAAGGGAAGTCAACATGGGATAATGTATCAATGAAACTCTATGACCCAATAACACCTTCAGGAGCACAAGCTACCATGGAGTGGATAAGATTACATCATGAGTCAGTTACAGGTAGAGATGGTTACTCTGATTTCTATAAAAAAGATGTAACAATTAATGTATTAGGTCCTGTAGGAGACGTAGTTTCAGAGTGGATCCTTAAAGGCGCATTTATTGCAGATGCTACATTCGATGGGTATAATTGGGATGATGAAGGAACGGCACAGAACATAAGCTTAACATTAGCTATAGATTATTGTGTGTTAAATTTCTAATAATAAAACTGCCACATATTTTAAAGGAGAGCTTGGGAAACCGAGCTCTCCTTTGTATGTTACATATGTATGCGAGTAATAAAGTTATAACTAAATAAAAACTATGGAAGAAAACACACATAAGTTTCCAACCGAAACTATTGATTTACCTTCAAAGGGTTTAATTTACCCTGAAGACAACCCTCTATCAAGTGGTAAGGTAGAAATGAAATATATGACTGCTAAGGAAGAAGATATCCTTTCCAATCAATCCTATATTCAAAATGGAACAGTTTTAGACAAACTCCTAAAAGCTCTTATTGTATCTGAAGTTAACTATAATGATTTAATTGTAGGGGATAAAAATGCAGTTATGGTTGCTGCCCGTATTTTAGGATATGGTAAGGATTATAAATTTGAGTATAAAGGGGAGGAAGTAGAAGTTGATTTAAGTACTTTAGAAAATAAAGAATTTGATGAAACCTTAATTTCACAAGGAATAAATGAATTTAATTTCACCCTACCAACCTCAGGTGCCAAAATCACCTATAAGCTTCTATGCCATAAAGATGAAATGTCTATTGAAGCAGAGCTTAAAGGGTTAAAGAAAATAAACAAACATGCTGACCCAAGCGTTTCCACTCGTATGAAAACCATGATACTTTCTGTTAATGGTGATTCTGACCGTAAAACTGTGCGTGAGTTTGTTGATACATATTTCCTAGCATCCGACGCAAGAGCATTTAGAAAACACGTTGCTTTACATCAACCTGACGTGAATTTATTAACCCAAATAGAATTGAGTGACGGTATGGAGGACGTTGACATTCCCATTACGGTCAACTTTTTTTGGCCTGACGCAAATATATAGAATTTCATTATTCTCCCAAATCCACGAAATAGTGTTTCATGGAAAGGGGGGGTATGATTGGCATACCATATACAACATGCCTATTTGGCTTCGTAATTTTACTTTCAATAAAATGATGGAACATTATGATAAAGAATCATCTGAGATGAAAAAAGCTCAAGGTAAATCTTCTGGTGGGAGCACTGTGATAGATTCTGAGGGTAAAGTTAAAGCCCCTGAACATTTAAAATCAGCAAAACGCTCCTCAACTTACACAGCGAAGGCATCAAAGAAATGATGCCTTCCTATATTTATAATAAAATATCTAGTGACTAGCAAAGAAGACATAAATAATCAAAAGGATCTTAATGTAGAGCTATCAGCTACTGATAAAGCCCTTTTAGAAGCTGGACGTAAAGCAGCACAACTCACTGAAGAGTCTAGATCACTTACTGCAGAATTAAAAGATCAATTAGGTATTAGGTCTAAAACTAGTGAGGATGAAAAAACACTTCTTTCTTTATCAAGATCAATAACCAAATCAGCTCAAGCAAATAAAGTTGCATTAAGAGAATCAGGTGATATCACTAAACAACTCAAAACCGATGCAAAAACTTTAGAATCAACTAAAAGAGAACAATTAATTCTTGAAAGAACTATTGGTGATCAGGTAGATAAGAATGGTAAAACTGCTACTGAAAATGCATCTAAAATCTCACAATTAAATCAAGATCGATTAGCAGCACTTTCCAATATTGATAGACTTAAAGATCAACTGGTTGATGCTGATAAATCCCAACAATCCGGGATAGAATCACAAATAAAGGGTTATGAAGCCCAATTAGCATCTAAAGAAGAAAGTCTAGGTACAATATTAGACATTTCAAGTGCTGAAGCCCAACGCCTAGCTTTATCTCAACAATTAGTTACAGCGGCTCAAGAAAATGTAGACGAAGGAGTAGAACAAGAAGCATCCCAAAAAAGAATAAATAAATCCTTAGGAATAGCAGGTGGACTTGCTAACGCCTTTAAGGGAGCATTTGGAGGTTTAGCTGGTTCTATAGGAATGGATAAGGTTGCGGATGATATGAAAAAATTCGCAACCGAAGCTGAAGATGCTGGGGAGAGTGCATCAAGACTTCAAGTATTAGGGGTAGGTATGGTATCTGCCTTTAAGAGTTTAGGTACTACTTTAACAGACCCATCAGTCATTTTAAAAAGCATAGTAAAGGGCTTTAATGCGGTAGATAAAGCAGCAACAGACTTCCAACAGCAAACAGGTCAAGACATGAATACAATGTCTACATCATTAACTCAGTTTAATGGTGGTTTAGTTACATCTGCTGAATTAATAGGAGCTGCTAGTGATGTAACTAAAGAATTTGGTATAAATGCTAATGCAGCATTTGACATGGAAAATATTTCTGAAGTTGCTTCCCTGAAAAAAGAAATGGGGTTAGCTGGAAAAGAAGCAGCTAATTTAGCACGTTTATCTAAAGTAAATGGTGATAACATTGAAGCTCAAAATGACTCCATTATAGAGGGTATTAATTCCTCAAATAGACAAAACAAAACAGCTGTAGCTCATGGGGCAGCCTTAAGGGATGTAGCTAACACATCAGATGGAATTGCTATTAGCTATGCAGGATTCCCAGAAAAATTAGGTGAAGCAGCATCAGCAGCGGCTTCAATGGGAATGAATTTAGCAGGTGTTGATAAAATAGCAAGCTCATTATTGGATTTTGAATCATCTATCTCAGCTGAAATGGAGGCTGAATTGTTGACAGGTCAATCATTAAACCTAGAAAAGGCAAGACAATTAGCATTAAATAATGACTTAGCAGGAGTAGCAAAAGAATTAACTAATCAAGGTATAACATCCACTAAATTCAGCAACTTAAATCGTAAAGCACAAGAAGCACAAGCTAAAGCGTTGGGTATGAGTAGGGATGAAATGGCTAGAATGTTACTTACTCAAGAGATGCAAGGATCCCTATCAGAGGGTGCTTTAAATGATGCCCAAAAAGTTACTCTTGAAGATATGAAACGAGTAGACGCTCAAGAAAAATTTACTACTGCAATTGCTAAATTACAACAAGCATTATCTCCTATAGTAGGATTTTTTGCTGATGTACTTTCAAATAGTATACTTATTTATAGTGTAATGGGAGTTGCTTTATTAGCTAAAATGCCTATGTTAGTAAAATCCACAAGAGGTTTAGCTAGTGGGTTTGGAGACGCTTGGAAGAATGCTAAAGGTTTAGCAAAGGGAATTGGTGGGTTATTTAAAAAAGGAGGAATTAAAAAAGCGGCATCAAGTATAAAATCATCGTTTATGCCTGGGGGTAAGGATACAGATAAAGTTAACGATTTAAATAAAAAAGCAAAACCAGGAGCAGGGAAGGGGTTAAAAGAAAATCTCCAAGGTTTAGCAGCAGGTTTACGTTCTATGGGTACAGGTCCAGTGGCAAAAGGAGCATTAAATCTAGGATTATTTGGTTTATCAGCAATCCCAGCAATAGCATCAATCCCCTTCTTATTATTTATGGGATTAACCCCACTAACTATGCTAAAAGTAAATATGCAAGCTTTAGCTGCGGGTTTACGTTCTATGGGTACAGGCCCGGTTTTTAAAGGTATACTTGGATTCTCGGCATTAGCGGTTGCAGGTATATTAATGATCCCTGGATCTGTAGGTTTACTAATGTTTGGTGGAGCTGCTTATGTGGCTGCAGCAGGGATCACAGTATTAACCCCGGCATTAATAGCACTAGGTACTGCAATGGTATCAGGTGTTGGCGCTTTAGGTTTAGCTGCTTTAGTTATAGCTGCTGTGGGTTTAGGAGCTGCATTTGCTTTAGTAGGAGTAGGAGCATTAGCAATGGGAAAAGGCATCCAGCTAGCAGCTGGAGGTTTTGCCTTAATGGTACCCCACATCCTTTCCCTAATCCCCGCAATCCCCTCACTATTTTTATTAGGTGCTTCCCTAGTAAGTATTGGGGTAGGTTTAGGTTTAATAGCAACAATGGGAATGGCAGCACTCCCAGCACTTTTAGCACTGGGGACTGTAGGGATGATAGCAGGTAGTATATTCGGTGGTGGTGGAGATGAAGAAAGTTCAACTTCAATGTCGGGTGTAGAGAAAAAATTAGATAAATTAATATCATTAGTAGAAGCTGGAGGTGATATATACCTCGATGGTGCCTCAATAGGGAAAACAATGCAATTATCAACCTCCAGAATGGGTTAATATTTATAATAAACAATTAAATTTTAAAACTATGTCATTAATAAACAAATTAGAAGTAGGAGGTTCCCCCCTGTCAGTAG